AGAAAAGCTCAAGAAATGTATAAGAAAGCTGAATCACGTCTAGCTGAGTTAGATGAAATACAATATGAAGCTACTCGTAAATCAGCAGAAGCAACAATTCGTGAAACACATCCAGACTTTGATACACTACGTAAAGCAGATGAGTTTCATGACTGGGCAGAAGAACAACCTAAATGGGTTCAGGATGCAATCTACGAAAACGCAGATGATCCAGCTTCTGTCGTAAGAGTTATTGATCTGTATAAGGTCGATAAAGGACTTACTAAAACTGCAAAGAAGGCAAACAAGAAAGCTGCCGCATCTTTGGTAAGTAAAGGTTCAAAGGCTAATGTAGATACAGACGAGTCTTCTACTCAAATAAGAGAGTCAGAAGTTGCTAAGATGTCTGCAAAAGAATTTGAAAAACGTCAGGATGATATTAACCAAGCTATGCGTAGCGGTAAATTTATCTATGATATGACAGGTAATGCACGATAGGTGTTGACAAAACAAAACCTTAGTGTATAACTATGAGTATTTAAAGAGCCTCCCATCCGGGACTACCTCTCTTACTCTCACTAAAAACTTAAACACAAATGGGAACTACCTAAGCAAGTACAGGCCCGTAAGGTTAACGGTTGGCCGACTGTTAGCCTGACGCACCCTAGAAAACGTTTAGCCTCTTATTACGGTTGTTTGGGTTTCTTAACTTGAAACGCCCATTAATTCTAAGGAGAAGAACAATGGCATTTACATCCGCATCGGGTTACGGAAACCTACCTAACGGTAATTTTTCATCCGTAATCTATTCTAAAAAGGTACAGCTTGCTTTCCGCAAGAATACCGTTGCTGGTGATATCACTAACTCTGATTATTTTGGGGAGATTGCTGCCCAAGGTGATACAGTGAAAATCATCAAAGAACCTGAAATCTCAGTTAGTTCTTATGCTCGTGGTACAACAATCACTGCACAAGATCTTGACGATGAAGATTTCTCACTTGTTGTCGATAAGTCAAACTACTTTGCCTTTAAAATTGACGACATTGAAGAAGCTCACTCACATGTGAACTTCATGGACTTGGCTACAAACCGAGCCGCATATCGTCTATCTGATCAGTATGACCAAGAAGTTCTTGGCTACTTGTCAGGTTTCAAACAGTCTGCACTACATGGTAATGCTAACACTGCTAATGACCAAACAAATGGTACTAAAGCAGTAGCAACTGCAGGTACAGACGAATTGTTGACTTCAATGAAACTCCGTAAGGATTCATTTGGCAACATTACAACTGGTTCTGCTGGTGATCACTCGATCCCACTAGCAGTACGTATGCCGGGTGCTACCGCAGTATCTGACGCAACTGCTTCACCATTACAAGTTGTTGCACGTATGGCACGTCTTCTTGATCAACAACAAGTTGATACACAAGGACGTTGGCTTGTAGTTGACCCTGTATTTATGGAACTTCTTCGTGATGAAGATTCACGTTTCATGAACGCAGACTACGGTGAGTCAGGCGGTATCCGTAACGGACTAACTTTGAATAACTTTCATGGTTTCCGTTTCTACGTATCATCAAACCTACCACAAGTTGGTACAGGTTCTGGTACATCTGGCTCTGCAAACCAAAACGCTAACTTTGGTGTTATTGTTGCAGGTCATGATTCTGCTGTCGCAACTGCGGAGCAAATCAATAAAACTGAAACATATCGTGACCCTGACAGCTTTGCTGACATTGTTCGTGGTATGCATCTATATGGTAGAAAGATTCTTCGTCCTGAAGCTATCGTAACTGCCAAATATAACGCAGCGTAGGGAGGACTGAATTATGGCATTAGGTGATAACACACTCCAAGCGGCACGAGGTAACTCACAACGTGGACGCAATCCTTATTATGTTCAAACTGTATTGAACTTAGCAACTGCTTTATCTGACAAAGGTTCTGCTTTAGCAGCAAACGATGTTGTTCCTGTAATTGCTGTACCAAAAGGTACAATGATTTTGAACGCAGGTATTGAAGTTGACACTGCTTCCGATGGCTCTACTTTTACAGTAGACTTAGGTACTGGTGCTGATGTTGACTGTTTTGTTGATGGCTTTGATGGCACATCAGCAGCAGCAGTAGTTGCACAAAATCCTGCAGCATATCAGCCTTTAATGGCTGTAGCTGATGACAATATCGACATGAAAATTATTACATTGTCAGGTGGTGCTGTTACTACAGGTAAGTTCCGTATTTGGGCTGTTCTTATGGATTGCACAGATGCAGGTAAAGACGGTACTGCTCAAGAAGTAGACCGTGATACACTAGCATAAAAATAACTTTGGGGCTGGTCTAGTACTGGCCCCAATGTACTTTCTAACAAACAAAAGGATTCAAACATGGCTATAACAACAGCAATGTGTACAAGTTTTAAACAAGAACTTCTTGGTGGTGTCCATGATTTGGATTCACACACCTTAAAATTAGCATTAATTAAACCATCTATGTCTGGTACATATGGTGCAGCAACAACTAATTACTCAGATGTTACAGGTAACTCTGACGAGGCTAGTGGTACAAACTATCAGTCTGGTGGAGGAACACACGGAACACTAACAGGTGCTGCTATTGCAGTAAATGGTACAACTGCACATGTAGACTTTACTGACACAAAATTTGAAAATGTAACGATTTCAGCAGCAGGTTGTATAATATACAATACAAATGCATCAAACAAAGCTATTTGTGTAATTGACTTTGGTGGTACAGTTAGTGCCACAGCAGGTGATCTAACTATAGAATTTCCATCTCCGGGTGCAAGTACTTCAGTAATACGTATTGCCTAAGAGGTAAACGATGGCTGTTGTAGCTTCTTCTGCTTTATATGGAACAGGTGTATATGGTGGTTCTACCTTTGGCACTCGTAATGTTTCATTTACTTTAACAGGTGTAGCTGGAACAGGAGCAATAGAAGCTGTATCTGCTGGTGGCTTTGAGGTTGATGTATCTGAAAGATTAGGTAGCGTTTCTGCTACAGGATCTATCGGCACAGTATCTCCAAACGTACAGGAAGATATAACAGGAGTATCAGCTACAGGTGCTATTAATACAGTATCTGTAAACTTACAAGAAGATGTAACAGGGGTATCAGCTACAGGTGCTATTAATACTGTAGGCGTTGGTAACTCATTTACACTAACAGGTGTAGTTGGTACAGGTGCAATAGAATCTGTTTCAGCAGGTGGTTTCGAAGTAGATATTACTGAAAAACTATCTAGTGTTTCTGCAGCAGGTAGTGTTAATACAGTTACTATTAGTAATACTGTTACATTAACAGGTGTAGTTGGCACATTACAACTAGGTAGCATAGAAGCTAAAACAGAAGAAAAACTAGGTAGTGTACAAGGTACAACTGCAGTAGGTACAGTTAAAACAAATACTGGTGCAGGTTTAACTTCAGTTGGTTTATCAGGGATAATACAAGAACCATCGGTAACAGTTATACAGTTTGATTATGTAGCAGTAGCACACCTCTACAGTCAAAGAAGAACTGTAACTTTACCTAAAAGAGCAGCCTAATGAGCACTCAAGTAGTAAATAGTGTATCAGCTACAGGCTTGATAGGAACACTTACAATAAATATTGTAAACGGAACAGTGTCTGGTACTAGAACAGCTTTAATAAATGTAGAATTAAGAAAAATATATATTGATCGTAAACCAACATCGGCAGATAGAATTGTTTACGCAAATGAGGATTAACTATGAGTTTTCGTTGGCCTAGTAAAGACCCAGATGAGATATTAGATTACAGTGTTGATTGGTCAAGATTTCTTGATACAGCCATAATAACCGGGGTTATATGGTTTGTTCAATCTTCTCTGTATAATACTAAAACACAACTAAATGCTGGACAAACTCTAACGTCAGCTTCTAGTAATGCTACAACAGATAGCATACAAAATGTTGCACAAACAAATACTAATACTGTTGCTACTATAAATATTGGCGGTGGACAAAACAATGTAGAATATACTTTTACTTGTCGTATGACTGACAATACTGGAAGTACAGCAGAACGAACTATTAAAATACGGTTAAAGGAACGATAAATGGCATACGATTATCTTGGTCTTGTTAATGATATAAATCGTAGACTTAATGAAGTAGAATTAACCTCTGCTAATTTTGCTGCAGCAGTTGGTGAATACAGTATGGTTAAAGATGCCGTTAATGCATCTATTCGTTTTATTAACCAACATGAATTTGAGTGGCCTTACAATCATGTTACAGAGGAAGAAACTCTTACTCCCGGAATTGTAAGGTATGCATTTCCTGCAGATACTAAAGTTTTAAACATGAACAGTTTTAGAATAAAAAGAAATGATACATTAGGTAATGAAACTAGAAAATTAAATATATTAACTTACGAAGATTATCTTGAAAATCATGCTGATATAGAGTATAATACTTCTACAAGTTTAAGACAACTACCAAGTTTTGTTTTTAAAGCACCTAGTTCTGAGTTTGGTTTAGTAAATCCACCAGATAAAGCTTATGAACTAGTTTATGAATACTACAGATTACCTGTTGATTTAATAAATGCTACAGATGTTCCAAGTGTTCCTGAACAATTTAGGTTTGTGATTGTAAATGGTGCAATGCATTTTGCTTACTTGTTTAGAGGTGAAGGTCAAGAGTCTTCAATGATGCAAGATCGTTTTGAACAAGAAATAAAACAAATGAGGAGTTTGTATATCAACCGTTATGACTATCTCAGGTCAACTGTTATAAACACTACAGTTCAAACAAATACTAGAGTTTCTTAAAAATGCCTACAAACCGTGAAACATACCCTATTGAGTTTAGGGGTGGACTTATTACAAATATGAGTCCTTTGCAACAAGGTATAAACTCACCGGGATCTGCAAGAACTCTTAGAAACTTTGAACCATCTGTTGAGGGTGGCTATCGTAGAATAGAAGGTTTTAATAAGTACGACAGTAATATAATACCCCCATATGGAGATCCTGTTGTAACAGGTGCGAGTCAAACTGGTACAAGTCTAAACATAGCTAACATACGTCAAACACCAGAGGCAGGTGATACTTTTAAACTTGTTCATGCAACTGCAGAAGTAAATAATACTGCAACTGCAAGTGTAAACGGTGCTACATCTTCTACCACAGCAGTAGTTGTAGATGGTAACTCTGGCACTATTGTAGTTGGTATGACAGCTACTAGCGACAGTATGGTAGGAACAATAACAGTAGCAACAGTAACAGATCAAAATAATATTGCGCTATCTGCTGCTCAAAGTTTACCAGACAATGAAGTGTTAACATTTGGTCCTCCAGATGCAGTAACAACAACACACATACTTGACAATATATCTGGAACTATTGCAGCAGGAATGGATGTTACTGGTACAGGGGTTTCTTCAGGTGTAACGGTAGCATCTTTTAGTGGAAGCACTGTAACACTATCTGAAGCTGTAACTCTTGCTGATAATATAACTTTAACATTTAGCGAAGTATATACGATAGCAGCAGGTGGTGTTAATTTTAATGACACAAATAATACTGCTGATTTAACTTTATCAACAAGTTTACTTGCATCACCATCAAACGGAGACTCTTTAGAGTTTCTTACTACTAATAGTAATTACTTAGCTAAAGGTTGTGGTGTATTTACAGATATAGTTATAGTTGCTAAAAATGAAAGTTTATATCAAACTGGTGGTACAGGTTATAGCCTAATTAATATCCCTTTGTATGGAACAACTGTGCTTGTAAATGGTGGATCACAAACAGGTACAAGTTTAATTATAGATGGTTTAACTAGTACACCACAAGGTGGTGACGTATTTAAAATTGCTGGTGTAGATAAAATATATACTATAGCTTCTACACCTACAGTTAGTTCGGGTGGTACAACATTAACGATAGTACCTGCACTAGCTAGTTCTCCAGCAGATAATGCTGCAATAACTTTTTTAAGTACGTCAAGAGAAAGTTCTGGTAAAACTAGGTTTTCTAAGTATAACTACTCTAGTGGAGATAAAATAGCTATAGTAGATGGAACTAATCCACCTGCAATATATGATAAAAATATATTTACTGCACTTAATGATGCACCTTCAGATGTACTAGCTGCAGAATTTGTTGTAAATTTTAAGAACCATTTATTTTTTGGTAAAGGTAGTGCATTAACTTTTACTGCACCATTTACAGATAGTGATTTTACAGCAGCAAATGGTTCAGGTGTTATAAATGTTGGTGCAGAAATTACTGGATTAGTAGTATTTAGACAGCAGTTAATAATATTTACTAACTCTTCTATATTTCAATTAACTGGTAATACTGTAGCAGACTTTACATTACAACCTGTTACTTTAGATATTGGTTGTCCTAATACAGATACAATACAAGAAGTAGGTGGTGATGTAATGTTTCTTGGCCCAGATGGGTTAAGATTATTAAGTGCTACAGATAGAATAGGAGACTTTGGTTTAGCTGTTGTATCTAAAGCAGTTCAAAAAGAAGTTACAGATTTTATTGCAGCTAATACTTCTTTTGCAAGTGTTGTAATACGAGAAAAGTCTCAATATCGTATACTAGGGTACAATACAAATATTAGTGCAACTTCTGCACAAGGTATACTAGGAACACAATTTGCTGGTCAGGGTGGGGATGGTATGTCTTGGTCAGATATTAGAGGTATAAGGGCACACGTAGCTGACAGTAAACTACATGAAAATACAGAAACAATAGTTTTTGCACATGATGATGGTTACTTATATCAAATGGAACAAGGTAGTAGTTTTGATGGGGCTAATATATCTTCTAGTTTTTCTACACCTTATTTACCA